GAAACTCAACGTCACCTGGCACGACCACGAACGCGGCGAAGACCGCAGCTTCGCCTGGCTGCTCACCGAGGACGCCAGCGCGTGACCCCTGCGCCGTCACCCACCGCCGAGCTGGCCGCGCTGATCCCCGCGCTGCCAGTCGCCATCGAACGCGACAACACCGCCGCAGGCCGCACCGCCCGCGCCAGCGGCGGCTTCCCCGTCAACACCGACGTGTTCTACGCCATCCTCACCCTGTCCGGCGAGATCCCCGCCGCCGCAGCCACAGCCGCCGGCCTCGTCGGCGAACGGTGGCAGGCACGCCCCCCGGGCCTCGCCATCGGCGCCGTCGCCGACCCGTGGGCGGCGGAACTGCTGCGGTGCCTGACGGCCCTGGACCGGTTCACGCACCGCATGCACGCCCTCCGCATGGCCGAGGACGCCCAAGCGGCAGAGGACGACGTGCGCAGGTGGACGCGGAAGGTGAAACTCGCCCTCGGGCTGCGCCGCCCCGAACGGCCGCTGGGCGCGACGTGCCCGTACTGCCCGGGGGACCTGATGGCCGCCGGCGCGGAACGGTACGCCGACTTCACCCGCGGCGTGGTGGTGGGTGACTGGGTGGAGGCGCGGCGCATCTACTGCACCCTCGACCATGGTCACGAGTGGCCGGAGGAACACTGGGCGCTGCTGGGCGACATGCTCCTCCAGGCGGCGGTATGAGCACCAAACCGGGGGCAAAAATGAAGGTCCCCGCCAGTAACGTTAGAGACCGCCAAGACCTCAACAGAACGGAAGGGACCTATGGCAGACCATACCAGCCCCCCGGCGGCCTACAAGGCGTTCCTCGAACGCAAGGCCCAGCTAGACAGCGCCGCCGGGTTCGAGCCCAACTGGCTGCCCGGGTTCCTGTTCGGGTTCCAGTCCGATCTCACAGAGTGGGCGATTCGCCAGGGACGCGGGGCGATCTTCGCCGACTGCGGACTCGGCAAGTCCCCCATGCAACTGGTGTGGGCGCAGAACGTCCACCAGCACACCGGCAAGCCGGTGCTGATTCTGACCCCGCTAGCGGTCACGTTCCAGATGGAAACGGAGGCGGCCAAGTTCGGCATCGACGCCGCCATCTCCCGTGACGGCACCCTCCCTGCACCAGTCACGATCACCAACTACGAGCGGCTCGAGAAGTTCGACCGCACGGTGGTCGGTGGGGTGGTATGCGATGAGTCGTCCGCGATCAAGGCGTTCGACGGCACACGCCGCGCCCTAGTGACGGACTTCATGCGAAAACTGCCCTACCGGCTGCTCGGCACCGCCACCGCCGCACCGAACGATTACATTGAGCTCGGCACTTCCAGTGAGGCGCTCGGCTACCTGGGCCACGTGGACATGCTGACCCGGTTCTTCGTCAACGACCAGCGCACCATCGACGTCAAGGGCCACTACAAAGGGTTCAGCGCACCCCGCCAGTGGGGCAAGCAGCAGTGGCGGTTCAAGGGACACGCCGAGGACCTGTTCTGGCGGTGGGTCACATCCTGGGCCCGCGCACTCCGGCGCCCTTCCGACCTGGGCTACCCCGACGACGGGTTTATCCTCCCCCCGTTGGAGTACCGGGAACACGTCGTCAAAGCCGCCGCCCAGCGCGACACCACCGCCCTGTTCGACGTCCCTGCCGTGGGCTTGCACGAAGAACGCGCCGAACTGCGGCACACCATCCGCGAACGGTGCGAACTCGCCGCCGAACTGCTCGACGGGGCGAAGACGGGCATTGCCTGGTGCCACCTGAACCCCGAAGGGGACCTGCTCGCGAAACTGATCCCCGGCGCCGTGCAAGTCAGTGGCTCCGACCCGGTGGACGCCAAAGAAGAAAAGCTCGCCGCGTTCACCCGCGGTGACATCCGCGTTCTGGTCACCAAACCGAAGATCGGCGCATGGGGCCTCAACTGGCAGCACTGCCACCGCATGACCTACTTCCCCGACTACTCCTACGAGGCGCACTATCAGGCGGTCCGCCGGTGCTGGCGGTTCGGCCAGGACCAGCCCGTCACCGTGGACATCATCACCATCCCCGGCGGCGCGAACGCCCTCGCCGGCCTGCAGCGCAAGGCCGCCCAGGCCGACGCCATGTTCACCGCCCTCACCCAGCACATGACCGATGCACTCGGCGTCCGCCGGTCGGTCATTTATGACAACGACGTGGAGGTCCCGTCATGGGCAAGATCCTGACCAGCCAGATCACCGACCGGTATGCCCTGTATAACGGTGACGCCATGGAAGTCATGGCCGACCTCCCCGACGGGTTCGCCCACGCGGTGATCTATTCCCCGCCGTTCGCCTACGGGGACGAAGGACTGGGGGGCGGTGGCCTGTACAAATACTCGTCATCTGAGCGGGACCTGTCCAACGCCGGCGGCTACGCCGAGTTCTTCGAGCAGTACGAGTTCTTCGTCCGCGAGTTGTATCGGCTCACCATGCCCGGCCGCTGCCACGCCGTCCACTGCATGGACACCCCCATGTCCAACTCCGGCGGCGACGCTCTTGCCGACTTCCCCGGCGACCTGATCCGCCTCCACCAGTCCCTCGGGTTCGCCTACCTCGGGCGGCACACCATCTGGAAAGAGCCTCTTGCCGTCCGCAACCGCACCATGACCAAAGACCTCACCCACAAAACCGTCGTGGACGACGCCGTCAATGCGGGCCTCGCCGGTGCCGACTACCTGCTGATCTTCCGCAAGAAAGGCACCAACCCGGTTCCCGTGGAGCACCCCCATGGGTTCACCGCCTACCACGGCGCTGGCAACCCCCCGGCGGATGTGCTCCGGTACCAAGGATGGGCCGGGTCCCAGCTGGAGAACCGGTACTCGCACTGGGTGTGGCAGCAGTACGCCTCCTCTGTGTGGGATGACATCAGGGGCAACCTGGGCCGGTGGGACAACCGGTCTCACGATGCGGTGCTGCCGTACCGGGAGGCCCGTGACGAGGAGGATGAGAAGCACGTCCACCCGTTGCAGCTGGATGTCATCTACCGGTTTGTGGAGATGCGCACCAACCCGGGCGAGCGCGTCTTCACCCCGTTCATGGGCGTGGGCAGCGAGATCTACGGCGCAGTGAGGCTAGGCCGACTAGGCGCGGGTGCGGAACTCAAGCCGTCGTATTACCGGCAGGCCGTCAAGAACCTCGCCACCCTGGACGATGCCACCGAGGATGATCAAGGCTCACTGTTCGCGGGCATGTCATGACCCGCGAGGCCATCTGGGCGGCGATCGAACTGGAGCGCCACCGGCAGGCGGCCAAGTGGGACCGGGAACACGACTGGGGTTACGGTGACTGCTCCAGCGATGGCGTCCCGGTCACCGTCAAGATGGCCGTCCTCACCGAGGAATGCGGCGAGGTGTCCCGTGCCGTCCTGGACCGCAAACCGGACAGCCTGCGCGACGAACTGGTCCAGGTTGCTGCCGTAGCGGTTGCGTGGCTGGAAAGCATGAGTTAGTGTGGAGCTACCACAACAGGGGAGCGGAAATGAACGACATAGCCGAGATCAGCAAGTCGGGCTGCTGGACCTTCGACCCGGCGCGCGAAGTCTGGTGGGCGAAGACCGGCGAGCAGACCTGGACCGAGATCATGGGCACGCTCGACCACCCGCCCCCCACCTACCAGGTCACTGCCACCAAGCCGGGCGGTCCCGTGCTGGTGATCGCTGAATGTCCCAGCGGATGGCACGCCACCCAAGTCGCGACGTCACAGAAGCAGCGCGGCTACGTCATCACCATCCGGCGCGACGACGGCAAGCCCGTTGCCTGACCGGCACAAGACCAAGCCACTGAGCCTTCGCTTGCCGGAGGCTCTTTCGGCATGGGTGGCGCAGGAGTCGGCCAGGACCGGCCTGCCGGTGCGCCGTGTCATCCTCGGCGCCATCCAGCAAGCCAAAGACACGCAAGCCCGGGAACTTGACAACCGCCCCACGGGAACCGCAAGCTAGGCACTGACTAGGTGAACCATGCCCGCCACCGGCCCGCCACCGCGCGGGCCGTTCGCATTGGAGGGGCCGTGGCTTACCGGAAGCGGCACCGCGGCACCACCACCCAGCGCGGCTACGGCTCACCACACGCTGGCATCCGCAAGCAGCGCGTACTGCAGCACCGGCACGGCGACCCGTGCGCCATAGGAGGGGAACCCCTCTGGCAGCCCGTGGCAATGCTGGACCTGGCCCACGACCACATCAACGGCGGCTACCTGCCAGGCCTGGCATGCCGCTACCACAACCGCGCTGAGGGTGCCATCCGCGGCAACCGTATGCGCGGGCTGGCGAAAGGATGGGACCAGTCCCGGCGCTGGTGACGGTCGCAGTGGCGGCGGATGGCCACCATGACGATGGTCACCATGCGTGACCATGGCAGGATGGGCACGCTGGCCCTCCATGGCCCTCCAACCACCCTGGATGGCCACCATGCAGAGTTTCCGCAGGTCAGCGGATCGCACTTGCATACGGAGGGTGGTCAGCCGACCCCGCAGCCAAACTTTTGTTTGCACCTTCAACCATCGACCACGGAGGGTGACCATCCGCGAGTATGGGCCGGTCGAACGGGCCGTTCGCGCCGAGTTGCGCGGGCTGCAGGTCAGCGTGCGCGACGTCGCCGATGCGGCCCTCGTTGTGTCCCTGGCAGGGCAGGTTGACCGGGCGCATGGCGCGGTGGCGGCAGCGACGGCGGCGAAGCAGGTTCACGACATTTTGACCGCTTTGCGCGCCCGCGCGGCCGAGTTGAGGCCGGTGAGGAGCCAGGTTGACGAACTCCGGGCCAAGCGGAGCGCACGAGCCGCTGAAGGGTGACCAGAAGCCCCGTTTGTGCTCGGTGCCGCCGTACACGTCGTCGGAGGGTGACCTGGTCGTCCAGCTGGCCGCCGCGGCGGGGCTGGTGCTGGACCCGTGGCAGGCGTACGTGCTGCGGGAGTCGCTGGGCCGCCGCGACGGGAAGTGGGCGGCGTTCGAGTCGTGCATGATCCTGGCGCGGCAGAACGGCAAGGGCGCGGTGCTGGAGGCGCTCGAGCTGGCGGCGCTGTTCCTGTTCGACCACGTGAAGCTGATCTTGCATTCGGCGCATGAGTTCAAGACGTGCTCGGAGCATTTCCGCCGCATGCTGGCGCTGATCCAGGCGGCCGGCGACTTTGACCGTGAGGTGTCCCGGGTGCGGACGCAGACGGGCGCTGAGGCGATCGAGCTGAAGGACGGCACGCGCCTGCGGTTCGTCGCCAGGTCGTCCGGGTCCGGGCGCGGCTTTTCCGGCGACCTGATCGTGATGGACGAGGCGCAGCGGCTGTCGGATGAGCCGATGGCGGCCCTCCTGCCGACGCTGAGTGCCCGGCGTGATCCTCAAGT